CACATTCCCAAGAGTAGAACCATCCTGGGACTTGTCGTAAGTCCTTGTCTCTAGAGCATATGATCGTTTCGCTTGCTCTGCTGCATTGCTCGATGGCCATAAGGTCATCTGCTTCCATTCCCGTTGATTCTCTGTAGTCATACATTCCTTTTATATATGCCTTTAGATTCTGGTAATGAAAAGGCTTATTGCCGGGACGTGCTTTATATGGAGTACGCTTGGCAATGTCATAACGAAAGTTACCCTGTCCTGTAAGGAATAGGATGGGAGGAGCCGTAGCTCCCACCATAGCACAGATGTTTGCTATTTTATTCTCTAGCAAGTCCCTAGCTTTATCAAAGGGAGGAGGATCAGGACTATCCCAACCGACCTCCACTCCAAATCCTACCTCATACAGGAGCACGTCAGCATCAATTAGGGGATGCATTAATACGGATTATCTTCAGCTTCGGGCTCTTCCTGCTTAACAGGAGCCTTAGCAGCAGGCTTACCACCAAGAGCAGCTTCCAGCTTACTGCCGTTGTAATTCAGATTCTTCTGAATCTTGTCACGAATCCACTTAGGCAGCTTATTGAACACAGCCAGATCAGGCTCATCCAAGCTAAACAGCACAGGAGGATTCTTCAGCTCTGGACACTTCTCAGCATCCTTAGCTCGCATTGCTGACAATCCGCCAACGTTAGTATAGGTCTTACCAGCTTTCTCATTCTGTACAAGTACAGCGTTGATAGGCTGTCCCAAAGCCTTAGACAGATCACCTTCCCATTCTTCCTTAGGATCGAATGCCAGATAACGCTGCGTACTCTTAGCCTTATCAGCTTTCAAGTTATGGAAGGGGAGAGTCTCACTAATCCAACGAGGCTTATCCTCTACATCATTACCATCTGCATCCACCATGAACACGTCTACCAGTTCATATGTCAGCATAATCTCCTGCATAGGAGGCTTATCCTTGCCTTGGTAGGCATTCTGAGGCTGCAAGCCCAGATCAATAAGCTGTACCAATCGAGCTGGATATGTTGCAGGCTCAATCAGAGGCTGATCAATACGCTCTCCACCACCACCACCGTTACCTGCTTGTTTCGCGTTAAATGCCATATTTATTCCTTGTTAGCTGTGATTGTTGCTTGATTGAAAGAGATCACAGGAACCAGATGTGTAGGGCCTTCGTGAATCAAAATCGCCAATACACCTTCAATCAATTGATACCCCGCTACACCCTCATACTCTACAATATGATCTACACCACCATGCAATGTAATTGTACACAATGCCTTCTTAACGTCAGCCTTCTTAACCAAATCAACCACTTTATCTTTACTCATAAATTTTCCTATTTGATATTGAATATTCACCATGAAGCATGTCACGTATCAACGTAGCTACTTCATCAGCTTCTTCTGGTGTACGATAATATCCGAATGATCTCGATACACCGTTTATTTCTATTTTAACATTATAAGGTTTGTTACGACCACCTTGGGTGAAGTAAACATTCTTATAATATTTGCCATAACCTCTCATATTTTGAAGATTCTGAGACTGAGTACACTCTCTGAGATTAGACCATTTATTATTTAATGGGTCTCCATCTTTATGATCAATGCTGCCATTAGGCATTCTCCCAACCATATAGAGGAAAGCTAATCTATGTGCCAGATAGAGTTTAGAATCTATAGAGATTCGTCTGTACCCTAATTTACAATTAGTCCCAACAGGAACACCAGCTTTGGTTCCACCTTTTGACACTTTGGATAAGAATTCCCCAGTATCGGGATTGTAATCAATCCTCTCTTTTAAATAGTCCTGTGTTAGCATATTTTCTCCGAATTAATCTACACAAGACATATATCGTATGGACATGCAAATCTAGACATCAGTGTACTTCATACCAGCTCTTTCCAATCTTTCCATCCCCTACATGAGGGCATTTGATCCCGTAGAATACTCCCGCATCTACGATACACTGCTCTGTAATTGATTTTACATCCTCGGCAATCTCTTCACGACACTCAACGTTCACTTCGTCATGAAAATAACCTACAACTCCGAAATCAACACCATATGTGTATTTCTTGCTCAAACGCTCAACCATTAAGTTATAAGCTTTTGACATTGTAATAGCTTCATCGGACTGAAGCAGATAGACCAAGAGCTGATGCTCTGAAGGAACCTTGATGGGACGACCATCTAAACCTGTAATAGTTCCATCGTAATATTCCATACGATTAAACTTCTTGTTATATCTCTGTTTTGCTGTACGTTTCCATTCAGCAGTGAGGCGCTCTACTAATGCACCAAGACCATCAAAGCCTTGATATAATTTTTCACGTAGCTGCTTACCATTTCCATATTGTTTAGCTGTCTTACCTAGTTTAACATCCCCTCCTCCAAACAATAGACAGTACATAACATTCTTAGCAAGGTCTCTACTTTCTATATCTCCAATCTTCTTAGTTAACGAGTGAAGGTCTGTGCCCTTAGACTTGTCCCCTGTTGTGAGAGCCCGGATATACTCGGAGCTTCCCATTCGTCCTCCAAGCATACGAAGTTGGCAACTATCGGAGTCAGTTCCCACCAATACGTAGCCCTCCCTACATATGAAGATTCGTCGCATTTGCTTTCCGAAGAAAGATTTTCCAGCGGCGGGAATGTTAACGATGTTTCTGTGGGTGGCTCTGCCCGTAACGGCGAGAGTATTAACGACACTTGCAATTCGACCATCTTCTCGTACAAGCTGTTGAAGTCCCTCAACAATACTTCTACGCTGGCGGCATTGCACTCGCTTTGCAACAAGCTTTCCAACCTTGTCTTCAAGGCCTTCAAAAGGGTCATCCTTAGAGAGCTTAGGGGATGTTCGATCTCCATCATCATTTGTATTCCATTCTAGAGGTTCCCAGCCTAAGCTTAGGAGATAGTCTTTAGTTTCAGCATTACTGTTTAGGTCTACTTTACGAAAAGATATACGAGAGAAAGGCCCACAGACACTCCTATCGTCATCCCGCAAACCACCATCAGCACACCACTTAACAACATTTTCGGCATATTTACCGGATTTGAGGAAAGGCTTTTTGACATAGCCAAATTCACCTGCTTTCTTTGTTTCATTTATCTCCAATACATCTGGAAGCCGTGGTGTAAGCACAGCATCAATACGATCAATCCATTTAGTTAATTGCCTGATGCATACTTTCATATGCTCTTGATCAACTAACCAACCATACTCTTCCTGTTTCTGTAGATTCTCGAATAACTCGAAGGAAAGGAGAAAAGCATTACGCCAGTTCTTACCCTTAGCTTCCTCAAGCAAAGCATAATACGTAAGCTCAAGAATCTCAGTATCTTCTGAGCAACGATGAAGCATTTCTTCTGAGAAATTCTCCCAATCATTATGCTCAGGCTTACCTCTACCAACTCTCCATCCCCATGCTTCAATACTATTGGGACCAGTTTGCTTGTTGGGACAGTTATATGGAACCATACGCTTAGGATCGAGAAGGCGAGACATGATTAATGTATCAACCTTCTTACCTTTGAATGTATAGCCGTATAATCTTTCCAACAGAGGCCAGTCATGTCCAATACCATTATGAACGATGAGAACATCGAACGTATCTAGGTAGTCTAGAAACTCCCTGATCTGAGTTGGACGGAAGCTCCGAGATGCACCACCTAATATTTTAACTACGGCACAGTGAACGTGTGTAGCTACATTAGCAAATCCGTTACTTTCAGTATCAAAGAGTCCTACTTTCATTCCGGTTTCTTCTCTTTTAGTTCAAGTTCAGTTGCAGCTTGCCCTAACAATGGGATCAAATCTTTGATAGGATAAGGTTTACGCCTAATCTCAAGAATGACTTGTCTCAGTTTTTTAGCCGTATCACTCACGATAAATCTCCTTTAACTCAGTACGAAAGCGCTGTATCGTCTGATGCGTCTTGGCATATGAATGCTCAGTGATTTGACTAATGTCAGTAGCTGAATACTCCTGATGGAAATATAACGTAAGGATTTCCTTATGGTCCTCACTGCGTTCTTCAATCATTTGCATAATCTCAGCCATTACACGAGCTGGATAGTGTGGACAGGGAGCATCAGATGTTTCCTCATCCTCCTCGTCACGATACACATATCCTTTCTCTCGATTCTGATACTCACGCATTGAATTTTTGAGAATGGTAGTAAACCAACGATCAAAGTGTTCACCACTCCATGTACGCTGGAATCGTATGGCTCGTTCGTATGCTGTCTGTACAATATCCTCAGCAGCAGCTTCAGAGCCTGAACGGAAGTACATACGTTTAACTAGCTTCTGACGATTGAGAAGATAGTGACGTTCAATTAGTGGGATATGCATAGATTGATTTTGTTATAGTTTTTAGACATGGCGTTTACCCAATGCTTTTTCAATATCCTTACTAGGAATGAAATAGAACCAGGTAGGTTTACTTTTACCTTCAGCTTTACGAATTCGAACTGATTGATCGTAATGCTCAGAAGCAATACCACCCGCATCCAACAAAGCTACAGCTTCAGATGGTGTCAAATATCCACACCATTCCTGTGTATTTGAAAATCTACTGATCTTTGACAGAGCAACTAAAAAGTTTCTAGATTTCATTAAATAATCCAGTCTTGTTGTCCCAGTAAAGCTTAAATCGTCCTACTTCTCCGTATTCTCGATCTTCGAGGAGAACAAG